CATTCCACTTGAACTAACATCTTTTTTAAGAGAGTTCAAAGATCCCAACCCTCTTGAACTAACATCTTTTTTAAGAGAATCCAAAGATCCCAACCCTCTTGAACTAACATCTTTTTTAAGAGAATCCAAAGAACCCATTACATTCATTCCACTCATTCCAGTCATTCCACTCATTCCAGTTGAACTAATATCTTTTTTAAGAGAATCCAAAGAACCCATTCCAAATGTTTCATGTGTTTTATAAAAAATAGCATGATAACATTGATATGATAATAGTAATAATAAACTAATAATCAATATGGCTAACATATCTATATAGTATTTCTATATAATTATTTATTAAGGATTAATAAAATATAGCTTATTAATATTTTTGATGTATATAATTTATCCCAATTATTATCATTTCGTGTTATTTTCATAAGTTTATTTCTGGTGGTTATATCAGGGTAAATTTTAAATAAATTTTTAAATAATTCTTTGCACTTAATTAAATTACCATGTTCATTTATATATGCGGTAGAAAAGGTTGAAATAAAATTATAAGTTAGTTTATTGTTTATTTTATGACTATAAAGTAAATTTGCATATGAAATATCAATATATGGTTTATTTGTTTTTCTATTTACCAAATTATGAATTTGAATGGTCCATTCAATAAAAGATTGTTTATTATTTAAATTAATAGGATATCTATTAATAATATTATTATATGATATTCTACAATTAATACACGGGATTAAATCTTTAAAATGGTCAAAAAAAAGTTGATAATTGTCTTTTAACGATTCGTCATAATTATATGCCAATTGATGGATCAAATTCCACGTTGGTGGTCCCCATATTTTGGGGTTAACATATAACATTTTCTTTGCATTTGCATTTGCATGCGTATTTTTAATATAATTCATTTATATTTTATATAATTATATAAAATATTTATATTTTAACTTTATTTTATCTTAATTTATTTTATGTTTACTCAAAATCAACAGTTAGATCCGCTTGTGATAAATCTTTATTTTTAATAATATTATAAATAGTAGTTTTATTATTGTGTGAATATTTTATAGAACTTTTTATATTAAATCCAAATTCTTTTAAAATATGTTTTAGAATAGTAATACTTTTTTTAATTGTTATATTTTCCAAATATTTATAACCTTTACAATTTAAATAATAATCATATAATATAAATTTTATAATATCGATTTTATCTGTAATATTATTTTCTTCAAATGCTTGTTTTGAAAATGTATAATTATGTAAATCTTTTATATTATATATATTCTGAATAAGTGTTAATAAATCAGCATCAAGCTTTTTTTTAAATAGCTGATTATTGTAATCTTTATTATACTTCATATAATATTATCATACACATTTTTCTCTTCCCATATTTGCAAATTCATCTGCCATATAATTCCCATACCACATGTAATATTCATCTGTAGATTCATCTGGTTCCTTCCTATGAGCCTTTACGTGCTTGTATGTTATTTCAATTTCATTTTGATATTGTTTGGTTAAATTATATAAACAATAAATTAAATCTAAATTTGTTGGTGTTTTCCCATCAGATTTTTTCCAACCTTTTTTGATCCAACCGTCAACCCACTTAGTCATTGTATCGATCACATGTTTTGAATCTGTTATTATTCTAATTTTAATTTTTTTTTTCCTTTTTTTTACAATAATAATTTTAAGTGCACTAATACATGCATAAAATTCACATCTTTGATTGGTAATAGGAAAAAGGTAAAATGGTTCTTTAATATTCAATTTTGGGTACTTGGGGATATATACCCCTATACCCCCCATTGACTCAAAGCTTGTTCGAGAGTTGTTTGTTGTGCTACCATCAGTAAAAATATCAATCATATTATTCATACAATAATGTTTATATGAAATAAAATATTTCATATTTTTATTTAGTTGGAGGGTATACGAAAAGAATCAATTAGATTCTGTTTTATACAAGATGTATTGACAGGTGTCATATCAAATACAGGAACTGGGTTAAAGTTTCGTTGATCACTCTCTTGATCTCTTTCTTTTTGTAAATTCCGGTATCGTTTATCCATATTAACGTTATTCCATTCATCATTTAATTTTTCTTGAACTTGTGTATGTTGAAAAAAATTGACAAATGGTTGTAAATTTTCACAATTATGCATTGTAGATTGGACAACACATCCGGTATTTGGGATAAAATCAATGCGGCTTGGATTAAATTGTTGTGTACGAATACTCGATGAAGGCAATGTATTTCTATACAATATTTCTTCTTTTTTACTTAAATCTTTAGTATTGTATATAAATTCTGAATGTTGATGTTTAAATGGAACTTTATGCATTTTCGTTATATTATAACTCAATAAAAATTATAAAAAACTTGAACTATATAAATTTATATATTCAATTAAAAATAACATGAGTATTAAAATATCATCAAAAGGTAATTACATTTATGTAAAAGGTAGTACATACCATATAACACATCTTCTTAAAGAAAACCAGTTTGGATTTGATCCAGTAAAAAAACAGTGGTATCGATTTGGATTTGATCCAAATATTTATTATAAATTGGCAAGTATAATAAATAGTAAACCCAACTCAATCAGACCAATTATACCAGACGAATATCGTTGTATTGCACTATGTAATAATGGATTTAGATGCAAATTACATAAACGAAAAGAAGAATATTGCAAGGTACATGATTTGAAATATAATCATGATATGGCATTCTTATAAAAGTTTTTTTTCTATAATAAACATACTTATAAAGTATTTTTATATTATAATATAACGAATGGTCATAATAAAACTAAATGAAAACTCTAAAACTACAACTCAACCACATGGGTTTAAAAATATCAATCTATTTCCACACCAACTAACCTTATTAAAACAGTGCATTGATTTAGAACAAAAAAAATATATTGGAGATAAAATTACAGAACAAAATTATTATTATTTTTATCAGTATAAAACAACAAATTATGAAAATGTAAGTTATTATATGAATACTGATTTTGGGGTAATATGTGATAAGGTTGGCTCTGGTAAATCGTTTGTAATATTAGCATTAATAATGAATCAACCATTTTTAGAAAATAGTACTATATATCCAGGAATTTCCCACGAATCAAATAGTTTTAATATAACAATTCAAAATAAAAAATATTTACCAATTAATATTTTATTTGTACCACATACTATTTATTCTCAATGGAAAGAGTATATTTCTAAATTTACAAATTTAAATTATTATGGTATTAAAAAGAAAAAGGATTTTATAAAAGATGTTGATTTTTATAAAAAGTTTGATTTAATTTTAGTAACTAGTTCAAAACACTTTGAAGTACAACGGTTATTTTCACCTTATGTTTTATCAAGAGTATTTTATGATGAAGTTGACAGTATTAAAATACCAAAGTGTGAAAAATTAAATGCGTCATTTCATTGGTATGTAACATCATCGGTAAATAATTTACACGAACCTTGTGGTGTGTGGAAAATAAGAACAGACACTGATAAAGACAAATATGGGAGATACATATATATGAAAACAAATGGGATTACAAGTTCGAAATACATAAAAGATTTATTTATAGCATTGAAGACCGTGTCTTTTAATGGAAAGCATAAACTATTTTTACAAAATGATGAAAAATATATTGATTTATCTTTGAATTTAATTCCATACAAGGTAATTAAAATTATATGCAATAACCCATTTGCTGCAAATATTTTAAATGGAATTGTTAGCAATGAATTAATTAATATGATAAATGCAAATGACATTAAGTCTGTTGTTAACAGTCTTAACTGTGATATAGCGACTGAAGATAATTTAATTAATATATTATGTGAAAAATATATAACAAATATTAATAATCTTCATATTGAGTTAAATGCGGTTAAATTGATGACATATGATAATAATGAAATTCAAAACAATAAGATTAAAAATATTGAAAATAAAATAGTTGGATTCCAAACAAAAATAGATTTAATTTATGCAAGAATTAAAGAAGGTAATAATTGCCCAATTTGTTTTGAAGCACCCGTTCATAAAACAATTGTAAATTGTTGTAAAAATCCATTTTGCTTAGATTGTATAATTAAATATTTAAATTATAAAAAACAAAATATTTGCCCGTTATGTCGTTCCCCGGAAATTGATCCAAATAATTTTTTAATTTCACATGAAAGTTGTAACATAAAAGATATTGATGTTGATATTAATAAACCCAAAACAAAGAACGAAGAGTTGTCGAAGATAATTGAAAATAATAAAGATAAAAAAATTTTAATTTTTTCAGAATATGATAATACATTTATGAAAATAGAAAAAACATTGGTGCATAACAATATGAGATTTAAGAGGATTAAGGGGTCGGGTATTAAAAATGTTATTACAAGATTCAAACATTCGGGTGAAAAATCAATAGATGTTTTATTATTAAATTCAAGATTTTGTGGTTCTGGTATTAATTTAGAAAATGCAGATATTATAATTATTTATCATAAAATGTCAATTGATTTGGAGAATCAGGTCATTGGACGATCTCAAAGAATTGGTAGAACGAATCAATTACAAGTATATAAATTATTAAATGAGAATGAAACATAATATAAAAAAATATTTATAGCATATACGGATGAGTAATAATATTATGAAAAATATTAAATTTAGTAAAAAGCATTCTCCTAAAAATGATTTTTATAAATATGTTAATGGGGAATGGGAAGACAAAGTTATAATTCCAGATGATTATAGTTCATGGGGAATAAATGGGGTATTATACGAAGATACTATGAAAAAACTCAAAGAAATTATAGAAAATAGTAGTAATAAATTATTAAAAGGTTATTATAATTCATTTATGGATATTAAACAAAGAGATAAATTGGGATTTTCGCCACTAAATACCCATATAACAATGATTGAAAATATGTGTTGTGCGAATAAACAATATGAAATATTTGAAATTCTAACCAAGGGTGGGTTTTCAAATTTATTTTATATTTATGCAGAACCAGATTCGAAAGACAGCAATATAATTAGAGCATATTTTATGCAAGGTGGATTAGAATTGCCTGAAAAAGATTATTATTTTAATATTAAGTTAGAAGGGAAAAGAACAAAATATGTAAAACTAATTAAAGACGTTTTTATTATGCTCAATTACAGCAAGGGCGATTCAGATAAAATATCTAAAAGTATTTTTAAAATGGAAAGGGATATTGCAACACATTGGCTATCCCCTGAGGAACATCGCAATGTAGATAATAGTTATAATATGGTATCATGTGATGATTTTTTTAGCCCAGATATGTGTAAATGTTTAAAGAATTTAGGAATAAAAGATAAAATAATATTAGATAATCCCAAATACTACAAATATATTAATAGAGTTTTAGAAAACGAAGATTTGAAGTTTTTTTTTATATGGAAATTGTTATCATCATGTAGTTCATATTTATCAACTGACTATTATAATTTAATGTTTAATTTTTATGGAAAAGAGATGATTGGGCAGAAAAAACCAAAACAATTATGGATGAGGGGTATTTCATTTATAAATGGAACAGTTGGTGAAATTTTAGCACAGGAATATGTTAATAAATATTTCAAAAAAACATCAAAAAAAAAGATGTTGGATATGGTTAATCATTTAAAAAAAGCATTTAAAAAACATATTAATGAGATTGGGTGGATGGAAGATGTCACGAAAAAAAAAGCATTAAAAAAATTAGATAAATTCAGATTTAAAATCGGATATCCTGAAAAGTTTCGAAAATATCCTAAATTAAAATTAAGAGATAATGTGTTTTCAAATATGGTTGAATTTAATATGTATGATTACCAAGCAGACTTTGTTAATCGAATAGATAATAAAGTGGATAATGATAGATGGGAAATGTTACCACATACAATTAATGCATATTTTCATCCTGAGTTGAATGAAATTGTATTTCCAGCAGCAATTTTACAACCACCTTATTTTGACCCATCTGCAGATGACTCATATAATTATGGTTCAATTGGTACAGTTATTGGACACGAGATGACACATGGATATGATGATCAGGGGAGAAAATATGATCATAATGGAAATTTAAATAATTGGTGGACAAAAAAAGATTCTATACAATTTGATAAAAAGGCAAAAAAAATAATTGAACAGTATAATAAATATAAATTATTTGATACAAATGTAAATGGTGAGTTAACCCAGGGTGAAAATATTGCAGATTTAGGAGGGTTAATAATATCATACAGTGCATTTTTAAATTGTACATTAGAGAATAATAAAAAATGTTCTTTAGAAGATAAAAAAAATTTTTTTATTAGTTATGCATTTAGTTGGCGAGAAAAATCAAGAAAAAAATCAGTAATTCAACAAATTATTACAGATGAACATTCTCCTTGTGAGTTTCGTGTAAATGGGCCATTGTATAATTGCCAGAAGTTTTTTGAGGTATTTGAATGCAAGAAAGGAGATGATATGTTTAATACTGATATCATAAAAATATGGTAATATATTATAAAGAATGGTAATTAAAATTACTGTTATCGGTGATATAAATGTGGGGAAAACAAGTGTTGTATTGAGATACATGAAAGATATATTTTATGAATATTCTGAGACAACGATTGGTGCATCATTTTCAGCAGTACGACTTAAAAGAAACAATAGAGTATTAGAAATTTGGGATACTGCGGGACAAGAAAGATATAATGCATTATTACCATTATATTATAGATCATCTAATGTTATTATTTTTATGTTTAATTTAAATAATAATAATAGTTTTGTAAATTTAAAAACAGAATGGGTCAAAATTATAGATGAACATAATTTGGATCCTCTTCTTATATTAGTTGGAAATAAGTGTGATTTAGATCAATTTGTTGACGATAAACAAATAAATGATTTTTTAGATGAGCATCCAACTATGTTATATCAAAAAGTTAGTGCTAAAAAAAATATTGGAATTAATGAATTATTCGATAAAATAATTCATAATGTTAAACAATATGGCAAAAAAAATAGTATTAAAATATCATCTCCGATTATAAAAATTTCAGATGATAGAAAATGTGATTTAGGTGGAAATATGTGTTGTTAAAAATTACACCAACTATCTTATAATTAACTGTTAATTAACAATTAACAATTAACAATTAACAATTAACAATTAATTATTAATTTAAAGTTTTTATGCCCATTTTTCACTTTTAGAAATTATATTTTTAAATTGATATATTTTATCATTTCCATGAGTTCGTGTCAAACGTGTAATGCGTTTATTTATTTTTTTATATGATTGAGTATTAATTTTTGGTATTATCATCAACTTCGGTTTATAATTGTCAATTAGCATACCAATTGCATTTTTGACAGTTGAATCTGTTCTAAATCGAATACCATTTTCAACTTGAGGATTTTCAAAAAACATAACATCGATTGATGTTTCTTTATGATTTTCAATCCAACTTATTGTAATCATTTTATTAGTTTCATTAAAGAACTCATTTTTAAATACATTTGAATAGCATCGTTTAATTTTGAAAAATTTATTTTTATTATTTTTAGATGAAATAGTTTTTCTTTGCAAATCAACAATTAATTGTTGGCCATCGACTGATATAAAGAATTTATCATAGAAGTATCCATCGATAATTAATCTATCCAATGTTTTGTTCAATGATTCGTTCAGACTACTTGATGCATATTTAACAATTCTATCCATATGAGACGGAGTAGCTTGTGAAACAGATGCATTAATAAATGTATTTCCATTTTCATACATTCTATACACTGCATTTTTATTTGGAAGTTTTACAGGTGTATTTGATTTAAGAGGGAATACATATGGATCTCCAATAGAAGATGCCATTCCTTGTGATATTGCAGCTGCCGCCTTCGCTGCATCAGCTGTTTGCCTTTCATCTGCATCTTTTTTTTGACTTCCAATTTCTTTTAACTCTTCTTCCAATGCCTGTTTTTGTTGTGCAAGTGCAACCCTTAACAAACGTTCTGCCGGTGCTAATGCAGCATTTGCATAAGTAAACTCTTCTGTCGCTCTAATATCTTCACTGGTATCATTTCTTGTATGTGTTTTTAGATTATTAGCAGTCCCAATTAATTCGCTCGCTCTTTCTACCGACTGTTCATTCAACTGAACTGCATTACTTGATCCAATGTCTGCAGCAGCGGCGTCTGCAACGGCAGTTGCAGCCGCTGTCTTTGCATCTGTTAATAAACCGTTCAACCGATTTAATTCATCTAGGTATTCTTTTGCTACTCTTGATTTATCAAGCAAATCCGATGCCGTTTTTAATGCATCATTCCCATCAGTTACATCTGCTGAAGCTATACCATATTCCGCAGAACCATTTTTTGCATGGCCTTTTACCGATTTAGCGGCATCAATTACAAGTTGTGCTTTCGTTCTAAATGTTACTGCCTTTGTAACTGCATCTAGAGATCCAACTTCTGCACTAGTTGCATTTTCAAATGCAGTTGCAGCAAGTGCCTTTGTATTTGTTAATAAACCGTTTAGTCTA